ATGGCTGTTCCGTCTATCGTGCCGCCGTTAATATCGGTTGTGGTCAGGACGGACGATCCAATCGTCATTACGCCAGTGCTATCTGCAATGGTTGCAGATGCAGTTCCATCCTTAGCTTTGATATTGGTTACTTCTACATTAGTGGCGTCAAGCGTAGTCACATTAGCTACGTTAATCGTTACATTACCGCTGCTAATTGATACGTTGGACAGGCTTGCGTTTGCAATCGAGCCGCCAGTAATGTTTACGTTTGCCAATGCTTCAGCGCCATTAGCCATTCCATTGATGGCAACGGCAACAGTGCTAAAGTTATTGTCAAGCTGACTAAGAGGGATGCTTGCGTTTGCATTAGCAAAAGTATTCGGAATAACTACGGGAAGTGCCATGATTAGAACCTCGCTCTCAATTCGTGTTCGTATTGCAATCCGCTGATTGTAAATGGAGTTGCGTTTGCAGTAATCGTCATGCCAAGATATTTGCCATACATTTTTGCGTCAGAACGATACAGATAATAACCGGCACCTGGATTAACACTATTCGTCCATATAACAACATTAGAACTATTGTTAATCCAGTTAATAGACGCAAGACTGTTATTTATCCATTGCGTCGAGTTTGCAAAGACAATAGGTGGTGACTGTGCCGACTCAGAATCTACATAACCAACCATTACAACAGGAAGATTGCCTAGAGTGGCCTCAATGCCTATTTTTAACGCCTGCTTATCCCTGATTGGATCGCCCATCGGCATCAAAGCAGTTTCTATCAAAACATCTACACCAGTTGTATCGTCGTAATAAAGGCGATGAAGGTTTGTTCCTGTCGTGGAATAAGCGTTCAGTATGTTGTCATCAAACGCATTGGTTATGAAAAAACCATTAGTAAGCTGGTTAGAGAAAAACCACTTTCTCTCAAAAAACACAGCCTGTATCCACTCATCTGTTCCATTGTTGTCGTATTTAAAATTCCATACGGCACACAAAATATTGTTTATCAGGCACTGTCCTCCACTAACCTCAGTATTGAAGTCAATCAGAGGGAAGATTCCATCAAGCGGATCGCTAATCTTTGTCGTAGTGGAACCTACCAACGCATAAACTCCATACTCGTTCATAAACAGGATTGAACGAAAATACGGGAATATTGCGTGGTTTAGCTTTGTGCCAATAGACGCAGATACGTTTGTGTTGGTGAACAGAGATACGCCAGTCGCAGGATCAATGCGAACGTCTGAAAATACGTTGATTGAATCCTCACCAAACACATACAGGAAGTTGTTTGCAGACAGAATCCTGATAATGTCTGTGCGAAGCGTAGAGTCTGTGATGGTCAGGAATCCAGCAGATACGTTGTAGAAATCGTTGAACGTATCAGCCGCCGAGTAAAACACAGTCCTACCATCAGCAATCCATGAGCGCCCTGAGAAGGTTGCTACGTCAATACCGTTCTGGTCTAGGATCGTGCAAGTTACATTAGCATTGCTACCAGAGCCAGTAATGGTGACTGTCGGGGCGCTTGTATAGCCGGTTCCGGCCTCCGTAACTACAATCTCTGAGACTGCATTAGCAGTAACAATAACCTCACCAGTAGCCTGTATTCCGTTGGCCTGGTTCGGAGAGCCAAAGGTTACTGTGGTATTGGCATTGTAACCAGAGCCACCATTATTGATAACAATGGAATTGACGCTGCCAATATCATGCAGGTCTGTGCCATCCCAAGTCTTGTATCCGTTGTTCGGGTCAATAATCAGGGCACGTTCATTCTTCCACTGCGTTGCCATAACGCCAGTGTTTGAGAATGTTCCTGCATTTGCGATATTGCCAACAGAACCTGAACCTACGTTCACATACTGTGCGCGGCCATCATCCTGAAATGCCAATATATATTCAGTGTTGTTGATGTTTACACTGGTCATATATGTCACGGTATTTGCAAACGTGACATTGGCAAGCTGGCTGGCTGCGTTCAGAATCTTGATATTGCCGTAGCCAATCGGCATGGCGTTTTCCATCCAGGAAAACTCGCCATTATCAATAACGGTGCGATTGTTTTTGGTGTTTACGCCCTTGAAGTCTTTTACTACGGCGTAATTCTTTTTCTGCTCAACCGCAGCCATTTAGTACCCCGCTACATAAGGTGTGGGTAGCCTGCGTGTGAATGTATTGCTTAGAATCTCGCGCACATGCTTATTGTATTCTTGGTTGAATATCTCTGCCTCACCATACGATTGCTCCTGATACTTGGCAATATATGCGGCATAGAATGGCACGGCCTCAGTAAACGGTGCGGCAAGCACCTCAACCTCTGCGCCAGTAACCATTGGATCAACCTCAACTACGGTATCAAACTCCATCACGTAGGTTTGATCTGGAGTCGGCCCAATAAACAGCTTCTTGGGGCCATACATAGAGTATGCAATCGGCCTGCCAGTGTAGTTCTGCCAGTAACGCAACTGTGCGTTAAAGTCAGTCCAGGCAAGGTAATACAGAGGAATACGGGAGTTACCCCAATACAGATTGACGTTAATTACATCAATCGTGTTTGTGCCCTCCGGCAGAACAGAAAAATCTACTGTTTCAACGCCTGAAGGAACTGTATAACTTTGAAGAACACGGTTACACCCCGTATCACGGACAAGGGTGTTCCTACCATCGTTAATGTAATCCGTTAATTCAGCATCAGTCCAAAAATTGCCATTAACGTCATGCAACAAACGACGGGTTTGCGTAATGTAACCCGATAAAGTCTGAGCCATGTTTACTCATTTATTGCTGAAACTTTCGCCGCTCCCTTTGCTTTAGGCATAGGGGCGGCTACTCGCTCCACCACAGGGGCTGACAAGTGGACTGGCTTGGAAGGCTCTTTTGAAAACGAAAACTTGCAGAGTTTTTGCATTGCAGCATCAAACTCATTGCTCATCTTCATCCAGCCGAGCCTAACCAAGTAGGGTTCCTTATTGTCATCGTCATAACCGAAAATATGCTTTGCCGCCACTTCAGGCAGTTCTATCTCTTTGCCAGGAATGAAGTCGTATTTAACTCCATCAAAGCTGTCAGAAAGCGTATCCTGACTGTTGTTGCGGACATAAACGGTCATAGCGTAACAATATCCCCATAAACGGCAACGTCACAGGTAACAGCATTGGTATTTGCAACCAGCCGCAGATACAGCGGTTTGGCAGTCAATACCGTGGTATTACCCGATGCACTCAAAGTGAGATCAACGAAACTCGTGTTTGCCGTAGCACCAGAAGTCACCTGCGCGTTAGCAACGGCAGTGCCGGTGCCTCCCGCAGCAGGATACAGCGCGACGTTAGCGTTAGACGCTGCGCCGCTGAAGTTTGACAGCGTTACACGACGAACAATGTATTTCGATGCCTCTTGAGGAACGAGAGTGGCAACATCGCCAGTCGCAGCCAGGCTTACGCCCGTTTGCGATGCCAGTCGATAGTTGCCAAACTCATCCGGGTATGAACGTCCTACTGCATTTGCGTCCATGACCCCTCCTTAGGCGTAAGTTTCGCCAGCAGCTTGACCGCCGTTAATGTCCAGCATGGTCACGTTTGCGTTACCGCTGCTGTTCTTCACGTAGACGTTCACGCCGTCCGAAATGACCACGCCGCCAGTGTTTGCAGCCATCACAGTAGCGTTGGAGCTACCGTTGTTAGCAAGCACAGTGACGTTGGCCGAGGGAAACATTACATAAATACCGGCAGGAACCACTGTGCCGTTGCCAGAATCCACAGCCGTTACAGTAACGGTCTGGAAGTAAGCGCCAGCAGTATTGGTGGTTGCACCGGCAAGAATGATCTTGTTAGTAGCAAGTGCCATGTTTGTTTCTCCTTACAGGCTCAGAGAGTTATAGCCGGTAACTTTCGTCATGGCCTTCGGTTTCGTGTTGACGAGTTCAGCAATCATCAGCACGGCACCAACGTAACCAATCTGGAAGTTCGGCAGGGTGGACTCAAAGCCAGTGAACGCAAACGAAGCCTGTTCATGGATATACATGGACATATAGTTCGTGTTCAGCAGGTAGAGCGTTCCTTCCGGGCAATACGGATCAGGATAGATCGGCACACCGGCAACCATCAGGGCGCGGAAAGCAGCCTGGGGGCCGTTGGCTTCACCATCAAAACCGGAGCCGGGGGTAATCATGTATTGCTCTTGACCAACGTAGTCTTGAGCCAGCAGCGTCCAAGTGCCGAAGCCGCAAACACCAAAGGTCGGAACTTCAGCGCCGTTTTTCACGGTGCCGCTGATGTATTGCAGCACGTTCTGACGGGTCGGGTTGACCGAGCCAGCAGCATACTGCTTCGACTTCCACCAGGTGTTCGTGGAACGGTTGATGTTGCCGTAGGTTGCCGTGCCAGTGCCATCATCAACGGCGGCAGGCAGACCAATGAATTGCTGGTTGTTCGTGGTGTTGGTGTAGAGGGCCGTTGCCATCGAATCCATCATCACGTTGGTCGCATCGTTCATGCGAGCCTCGATCAGGGGGATGATTGCATAGTCCTGCTGCACGGCACCCTCCATGCCGAGGAACGGCACCGGAGAAACCAGCAGTTTCAGGTTAAATTCGGCGTTATACGCACCCTGTTGAACCGAGGGTTGAGCGAAAGAGCCGGAGTAGTCCGACCATTGCGCGTTCACGAATTGCGAACCCTGCACCGGAACCGTCACGCTCGACACACCGCCAGAAGCAGTCTGAGAGTTAGCGATCAGCGCCGCCATCAGGGGCGTAGAGTTATAGATTTGAACAACCAGCTTCGGGATAAACGCACGGCGAGTGACGTAGGTCAGCTCGTTGTATTGATTAGTACCAGAAGCCGGAAGAATACCGCCGCCAATAGGCATGATTTACCTCCGAAGTTTTAAAAGCCCCTTACAGCCCAATGGGTTTAGGATTCTTG